ATCGAACTCTTGTACCAGGTCGTTGAACAACGATTGGAAGACCTTAAAACTAAGCCTGTGGCTGATGATATTTCTCTCTTTATAAAAGATGAGTTGCATAAATCAACCAAAAAGGACAGTGGAGCATGGAGAATGATTTCTTCAGTAGGTCTGACGGATTGTTGTGTCGACCGGGTTCTTTTTGGAGAGTTCTTTAAAAGCTTATACACGGTGAACGGTTACACTCAAACTCCGAATAAGGCAGGTTGGAGTCCCTACAAAGGGGGTTTCAAATACTTGGCTAGGAAGTTTAAGATGACAACAACCAAACAGCTCATGAAGGATAAGAAATGTTGGGATTGGACTATGCAAGCTTGGATAGCCGATATACTGACTAAGACCATGATCAGGTTCTGCGGTTTCTCCGATCCGATTAGGATAGGACAAATAGTGAACAGGATGTTGGTTTTGTTTAAGTATGATGTGTTCAGATTTGGTGAAATCAGGTTTAGTCAACTCTTCGCTGGAATTATGAAATCCGGTTGTCTTGGCACTATCGCTTGGAACGGTATGGCACAGGTTTGCTTGCATTTGCTTGCTTGCTTACGTATGCGTATCGATCCTTATGCGAATGTGCCTGACGTGCTGGGTGATGATACAGTGCAGGGGTTGATGGAACAACTTGAAAGATATCTAGAACAGATTGAGAAAGCGGGTTGTATCTGTCGAGAATTTCAGATAGTTTCCTTATCTCAGGGAGAGCAAATTGAGTTCGCAGGACATCATTTTGACTTGCATAAGAGTATTCCGGCTTACACTGGAAAACACTTGGCTATGTTATTAACGACCAGCGAATTCAAATTACAACAGCTTGAGAGTTACTTGCGAATGTATGCTTATGATCCAGAAATGTATTGTAGGTTAGTAGCTTGGATAACTCACCTGGGAGGTAGGATTTATTCAAGGGAATACTTGATGGATTGGTACGAAGGATTGGTCGAATAAATTAAGAAGTCAAAATTAAAAAGAAAATTGCTTAGTTAAGTTTGAGAAAAGAAAGTTTCGCGCTTAGAAAATAAGTTAGTAGTACTCTAGTTTAGTTCTGATAAGAGTTTGGCCCGACTGCTCCGGTTTAGGGTGTCGCAGATAGCGAGCTCGGTATGTTTGAAAGGTTCCTCTTGCGAGGTAAATCTGTGTGTTTATAATAAAACCAAATAAAAGAATAAAAATAGTGAGTGCTTTGTTGTCGCTTCGGTGACCTAATTAAGTAGTATGAATGCGAGAGTGCGTTAATTGGTCTAGCTAGCCAATTAACCAAATAACATCTCACTTCTATTGTGTGCAATGAGCTGGCG